ACTAGATACTTTCGCATCTATACCTCCTATGTGGTTAGTCCTTATCAGGACGGAACCTATGGAACCGCGCCTCTCTTAGAGCTTCGTAGGAATCATCTGGCATGTAAGCTATCTCAATAATTTTTCCAAGGTATTCTTTTTGATTTGCGAAAATCTCTTTACGTTGCGCGTGAGTAAGTTTACCCGGCCCAACACCAATAGCTTTATGGTCAGCGTAGTGGTTGTCACCAACTACATCTACACCTGCGGGATACCAGACGTGAATACGTCCTACCATACCCAGAGGCTCACCATCTTTGCTACGTGCTTCTTCAAATCCAGCAATAGGTAAGTCGATTGTCTCAGTGACTTTCAGCTTAACCATACCGGGAGAACGCCAGCCTTCTTTGTAAACAGACTTATCTCCTTCGAGTGCACGGATAACTACACCCTCAGCGTTCGGCTTATCTTTCTGAAACTTCTTCATAAAAGCGTCGAACTTCTCAGGACTGTCGATGTATGTTCCCGGTACAATCCGCACAGGATCGTCCTTCTTCAAATATCCACCAACGTACTTATCCATTGCTTGCATACGCTCCTTGTAAGTCATATCCGGTTGCCCGTCTATAACGTAGTCAAAGATATGCAGTACAAGTTTACGAGTTTCGTCCGAGGTTTCTTTCCTGCGTACAAGACCGCTAATGTCTTTGAAATCCATACCTTCAATGTACAGCTCTCCAATAACGTGATGGCCCTTTGGCAGCAAGTCGTCCTCTAGGAACTCTTTAATGTGGTCGCACGATAGAATAGGTTCATTCTGTCTTGTACGTGCCATTACCTTAAAACCGCCGTGATGAAAGTCTCCCGGAGCACCGTCTAACTTTTCAGTTACGGTTGCAGGAAGTATCAGGCTCTTGTGGTTTTTATAGGTCTTAGATAACATGATTACTTCGTTTGCCATTATACCTCCGACAGTAACAATGTAATGATTGCACTCTCTGCGCTTTCGTACTTACGAATTAAAGTAAGCTCTTTCGCAATGTGTGCATTGTACGGATGGATGATCGCCATTACCTCTGGGTGAGGTGCAGGAACTTGATCCAGTAAACCTACAAGGATGCTATCCTCTGCCTTGCGTAAAAAATCTGGGTTGTCTTCAAGGATGATCGCGTTAGGATCATTTCTCTTTTTCAGGAAATCCAGTTTACACTCGCTCGTCGTGAACACAACTTCGTCAAACACTGGGCCGAACTTCTCGGACAGGTTCATCAAACGGTTCAGGCGAGCTTTAGGTGGCGCGGGTAGCTTCGTGATAACTTTCAGGGAGTGTCCAAGATTCTTCAAAGCCCAGAGGAATTGTCCATCAATGTGCGAAGGCAGATCGCGGAACTCATCGCTCAATGCGAATTGAAGCATAACTCTATGGCACTCGTCTGGAGTATCAAACAGCTTTGTAAGGTCGTAGTCCGTAAGGTTGTGGTATTCAATACCACGGGACGATAGGCCAGTGAAGTCGAGGAAGGCTCTGGTATAATCCAGAAGCACTCCGTCAACATCAAACCAAATCGTTTTAGTTTCGCGGCCCGTCGTCAATTTTAAGAATCTCCTTCTTGGTTGGCGGCTTGTTGAAACGGTCAATGTTCGTTACAGTACCGTCCTGAATGTCGAACCACAGCAAGAACATAAGATTGCATAGCTCGTGCGCCCTATGCGGCAAGCCGCTCTCTGGATCATACACTTCGCCTTGTCCTCTTGCGTTCATGTGTCGGTAATACGCATCTTCGTATCGACGTTTACCATCTGGAACGGTTTGCCAACTATCTTCGGCGTACTTCTGTGCACCGTAAGACAATACCACAGCAACGGCACGTAGCGGCAAAGCCAGCCCGTGCATCAGAGGACGGAATAAAATTTTGCCATCATCATATTTTGCTCCGCTCATTTTCCGTTCCTTTCGTTTAGTTTCTTCATGTTCATCTCGATAAGTTCTTCTATCGTGAAGTCATAGTAGTCTGCAATCTTTACAAGATAGTACAGCACGTCTCCAAGTTCAAGGCCAATCTGTCCCTCTTGTCAACATCGTCCCGTATCTCTTTTTTCATTGCATCAATTACTTCTCCCGTTTCGCCCATTAAACCGGAAGTCATAAGGAACAGTTCTTTGAACAAGTTCCCTCCGCCTTTCCAGTTCTCCTGAACGAAACGTCTGTATGTTTTTAGGATACTCATTTAGCTCTCCACTTTCCATTACGCATGGTTACGATTGTTCGCTTACCGTTGGGGTAAGTTACGATATGGCTATGGCTCCAGCTTGACGGGCCTTTGTTATAGCCCATGTCCAACATACCGGATACACCAGCTACGTACACGCCATCAAAAATTCCGGCAGAGTGCATGTGACCGATGTTCACCTTGCGCCCTACGGTACGGAATCCGCGTGGGTTTCCTCGTGATCCGTTCGGGCCTCTGTGTCCGTGCATACCGTGTTCGATACCATGAACAACTACAGACTCATCTTCTTTAAGGAATCGTGCACCCGTGGCAATCTCGCCATTACGTGTCACTGCCCACTTAAAGATATGGAATGGTACATTCAACCGAATACTGCGATGGATGAACTCTTGTGCTCTGTGAAAGAACTCAGCGTTCTCCGGGTCACGGCGAATGTCGGCTGTCTTCAACCATCTCTCCAACGCCTGATCGTGGTTACTCTCCACAACAACAGCAGGATTACCGTGCCGAGTTATGTGTTGTAAGAACGAGCCACAGCGTAGCAGGTCTTTCTCTACGTTTCCTGAGCCTCTATGGTGCATCTCTGCCAAGAAGAACGGATCGTCAAGATTGTGGTGGTTACGTGCTTTGAAGTCGGTAAGATCGTGAACGAACTGTATCTCAGGGTTCAGAGCGTTCAGCATTGAGTCATTGTTCATACCCCATGCTGCATCCCATACTTGGTAGTCGAGCTTCTCAAGGTGAATATCTCCCCATGTGATAGCGGCTACGCGGCTGTCCTCTACACCATCTGGTGAGAACTTTTGCGTCAAGTCATAGAATGAACCGTCTTCGGCAGCAACAAGCTGCCTAACAAACCAGTCACCTGCTGCATCCACTTCAACGTACAATGCACCGAACACGTGGTGGAACTCTGCCTTCTGTCCAGCTTTACGTTGAATGTAATTACGCATGGTCACTGCTCCAGTCGTATATAGGAACCGTGCATCTTCACCCTTCATGCGTGGAAGGGACTGCATCTGTACTTTGGTATGTGGAATGATACCACTGTTGTTCTGCGTGTAGTTCTCGAAACCGGAAAGCGGGTTTACCGCAGTCGGAAGAATGTCGAGTTCTCCGCAGAAGATTAACCCACGTGCAACTTGTGCAGACTCATTGAAGAAGTACGGCACAATCTTAGGATCATACCAAAGAGAATCATCTTCCTTCGTACCACTCTGGAAACCAGATTTGTTGTACGCAAAAGGAGAGATGAAAAGCTCGGCATCCTTTTCGTTACAGAAGTTCATCAAAGATTTGAAGAAGCCTTCGTGAACATGTGTGTTATTCTGAGCTGACGTAAACACAAAACGTGTCCCGGCCAGCTTTGTTCGGAGTTTGTCGGGGGCGGTAATACTGCCTCCGGCGAGAGGACGCAAATCCTCTTTATCCTTAGCCGCTCCTGCGCGGACTTCGGACATACCCTCTTTGCTACTCCGCAGTGAACGGAGTCGCCGTCGAATAGTTCTCTCACTTACCTTCACTCCATTCTGAGTCTCTAGCATCTCAGCAATGTATGCAGAGTCGCCGTACTCATTGTGCAGGGCCACAAGTTGCTCGTCTGTGATCCCTAAGTCAATAGTCTTACGAACCATCTTCAACGTCCTCATATCGTGCAATAGTTGGTTTGAATTTAACTTCACATCGGGGATCGCCCGGTGCTCCGTCTTTACGCAGTTTGTTTTTCGGTAGCGATAGGAAGCGGCTGTATTCCAAGTTAGGATCGTTTGACGCACCAATCATCAACTGGAAGTCACACGCGCCTTGTTTACCCGTCTTACTGTCTTTCAACATAGACAGGCCGGGGAATTGCAGACCGTCACCCTCTGCGCTAATCTGGGACGTGGCAAGACCGATACAACTGTACTTAACAGAACGCTCACGCGCCCATTTGTACATCTCCTCTAATGCGAGGTCGGTACGTGCTTCTGAACCAAACCCACGTATGTTGTCGATCATATCATAGATAACAATTCCGGGATCGGACTGCTCTATGATTGCTTCGACTTGGCCTACGTGCATACCATGAATGTCAATGACACGAATACGATCTAAACGACCTATTGCATCAATGTACATCTTCTTTAGCTTTCCGCCCTTGTTCATTTCTACAAGCTCAGTGATAGATACACCGAGTGCAGATTGGTACAGGCGTTTAACTATACGACCAGACATGCCTTCGTTATTGAGCCAGATAATGTTCCGGTCTGGAGGAAGCTGCTTCGCTTGGAACGTAGCCTCAGAGCTGAGGAACGTAGTCTTCCCTTTATCGGGACGACCAGCAATAATTCCAAAATCGCCGGGACGCATTGGACGCATACACTCGTTAAGCGAGTTAAGCCGCCAGCGGATACCACTTTCATCCAAGTCTTCTTTGAGAAGGTCTTCAATGTCTGTGTTGTTCCACATTACTGCCTTTGCACCAATGTTCATCTTGTACTCGTCTATCTTCGCGGATATAACGTCCGAGATAGGCAAAGCGAGGTCGCCTTGGTCGTACTGGCTACAGACGTTTGCAATAGAAGTTGCAAGGTCTAATTCGTACAGTTCAGCCAGAATACCTGCACGTGTGGATTCATCCACGTCTTCTTTAATGTTGCGTAGCACTGCCGAGTATGAGTTGAATGTTTCATCAGTCATACTGGGATGCCACTGCTTGAAGCGAGGCAGGAACACTTGAAGGTCTAAGGTATCGTGCTCAGGAAACTTCGTGAAGTATTTTCCGAAGTCGTCCAGCAGAGCCTTGGTCTTTGCATCCAGAGCGTTCTTCGGTACAGACCGAATTAGCTTCTGGTAATCGTCCCTGTGCTTCATAATGCGTAGTAATACCACATCAATCAACATGTTTCATACCTTTCAGATTCTCCTTTATAACATCAAGAGAATAGGTTTTAGGATCATTAGGAGTCCGTATTTCATACACGTCCATGCCCAACAGGCGTAACTGTCTAGCTGAATCTATGCGTCCCCGCACTCCAGCCTTGTCGTTATCTGTCCAGACAATAGCAGTATGATTTAGACTTGCAATCTCCAGTGCACGTTCGTCTGTCATGTTCGTTCCTAAAATGGAAGTAGCATGATGGACTTTACCCACCTTGATTGCGCTAATAATATCCTCTACGACAACTGTGGTTCCAGTTGGCTCACCAGACATGAAGACCGCCTTAGATACACTTGGACCAGTAGGGTTCAGGTATTTAGGTTTCATCCAATCTTCAACAGCCCTCATTTGTACCGCAGTAAGCAGACCATTCCGCTTTACAGGAAGGACAATACGATTGTACTCCTCACTGTAACCTATTTCATACTGCCGTGCAAGTTCCGGGCTAATTCCGTATTTGATATACCAGATTGCGTACCGTGTCGGAACATCTAGGGTGTAATCATCCGGCAAACGTACCTGCTTCTCCTTTAGAAAAGCCCGTTCTTTTTTGTGCCGTTCAATGTCACCGATACGCCGCTGCCCGTGTCCTTGGAAATCTTTTCCTTTACACCGGAAGCAGTATCTACTATATCCTTGTGGAGAATGAGAAATAATTTGCGAGTTATCTGCGCCGCAATTCTCAGAGCACTGTGTACGGACTTTCGATCCGTGCGGTAATGCCTTTGCAATCTCCAGCCAGTCACCCTGCAAATGTTTCACTCTAGGTTTTCCTCCAGTTGTTTTACTTGTTCCTCTCCGAACTTATGTACAAGCTCCTCACGGGAGATGTTGTCACCTTCCAGCTCGTAGCTTTCGATACTCGTTTCAGACAGACGTTCATAAGCTGTCGTGTCACCATACGGGTGGCCTTCCGACCATTCGTGATAGTTATACGCAACAGTCACAGTGAAATACGACTCAGAGAGTTCGTCGTACACTTCACCAATGTACTCCCTGTCCTCCCGAATTGATGGAGAACGATGGTAACTCATTACTTGCCCGACTCTGTAAACGCTGCTGCTGGAATATTACCTACAGCTTGGTGTACATTCATCCAAAAATCAACGTCACCTGCAACGTCCCAGTCGTACTGACTGATAGTAATTTCTTTTAGGGCAGCACGTTTGTCTTCTTTGGAGAGATTAGAAAATGCCTTGAGAGCCTTATCAAGCGTAGTTGGTTTGATGTTGGTCTGTACAATACCGATATGGATTGCGTACACATCTTCGTTATTACCACGAGAGTTGGCACGTTGTCCTGTTACCTTGATACGACCTTCATCTTTCAATTCCGTGATACGACCACTGATAGAGTTTTGGTGCACACCTGTTTGCTCAATAAGCTGCTCACGTGTAAGACCACGTGCAGACCGCTCAAGGGCTGTCAGGATTTGTGTTTTGATTGACGGTACTTTAGGCTGTACTTTGTCAAATGCTTGTGCGCTTGTGCTCGTTGTCATTATACTAAATCCTTCGGGATTTCTACGCGAGTTTCAACAAGTTTCTGTGTGATTTTACTTACCGGGAACTCGGCTACGATTTTCTCTGCATCGTAATGGGAAACCAGTGTAAGTGCACGGCGATAGTCGTACGCTTCATTTACTGGAATATCAACAACCAGTGTAACACGAACAACCGAGGCTGCAAACGTGTTCTTATATTTTACTTTTTTGGTTCTTGCCATTAGGCATCTCCTTCTTGTGTACAGATATAGTTAAGTTGTGGGTAGATGTACTCATAATGTGCTTTAGCTAAGATGCACATATCTTTGTGCCGGAACACCTTAATCGGTGCAATGTCCGTGCACGTAAGATTTAGGCACAGCGCAAGGATATAAACACCTTGTGCCATCATCGCTTAGGTTCTCCGTTCTTATCACAGAAGTCGCTGATAGCGATAGGAGCATTGTCCGATCCCCACCATTTACGTGCACCTTCTTTGACTTCTTCGGTTAGCTGCCTACCGCATTTGTTCTTGCAATTCTCGGAACCACAGAACGTACGGTCTTTGTAACATATCATGTAACCTCCTCATGGTAGGCGTTATAGTCGTCCTCCAGAGCTTTCTTGTACTCAGCATGTACTTTCTTCTTTTTAGCACGGACTTCTCCAAGCACACGCGCAGAGTAAGTGTAGCACCATTCTTCGGGCCGCAACTTCTCTAACTTGCTCGTGCCTTGCTCTGTGGCAAGCTCAATGGAATCTTTATCCCCATTCCACGGCTCTGCGTACACTTGGAGAAAGTCTCCGTTCGCTCCGGTAAGACCGAAGTAAACAACGTGCTCGGCTTTCACTGGCACAATACAGAAGCTAATGCCTCCAATCATTGTGACCAAGCCATGATGAACTGTACGACCAGACTTGATCTTTACTAGGCTAACCTTTTCCACGCTATCTCCTTGTAAGTTAAGGGCGCAAACCAAAAAGGTTGCGAACCAAGTTGTCGAGCGGGTTCATCTCCCGCGATCTGAGTGTCATTGCTCTATTGGTACTCCTAATTTGTGAAGCCTATCCAGCGTTCCATGATTAAATGGGTCACTTGCAGGGTCAGTAATGTACAACTGAGAACCTTCTTTGCGGAACATAAAGTTATTTGCATGAAGGTCATTAGGCTTTAGGCCATAGTTCTGTAGTTGTGCATCCAGACGATAGGCATGTACAAGGGTTTCTTGGCAAGGTTCTACTGCGTATCCCGTGTACTCTTTTGCTGGCTGTATCTGCCGCCAGCTGTCTTGTTGCTTTCCTACGGAAAAGACTTCCCGTATTGCTTCGTACTTCATGGCAAACGTCTTAGGCAATCTTGCTTGCATTGCTTGGTGCGCTGTCATGTCATACCTATCAAGTAGAGCCACATAAAATTTGCACTTGATCTCTAGTTGATGTATGACTGGTAGTAAAGGGTTAGGTCTGGCCTCGCGCTGATCTAAACAGAATCCAGCGTAATCCAACCATCCATCGGAGGATACCTGCCGACCGATCTTAACGACCTTCGTGGTATCATACGGACATACATACACTGAGGCATAGTAACCTTCTCCGATGCGATCTACTGGAAACGGTACATTCCGTAGGTATCCGCCCTCCCTAGCTACATGCTCTACTATGTCAAGGAAGCGTGTGTCTTTCGCAAAACGCGGTTTGACTGGTTCTCTGGAGATTGTTACTGAATGTTCGGGCCGTGTGGGAATACCGCACCCGGATGCTATCATACGCATATCGAACATTTGATGGTGCATAGGGTGCATCTCCATGACCTTAGCCATAGCATCCATCGCGCCGTGGAATTGTTGTAGATCGGCTCTGCCTTCCGCAAACCTACGTGCACCAGCACGTGCAATATGGGTTTCAAATCCCGGTACTTTGAACATCGGTAACATCTCAGTCTCCTTACAATCAGTCCTTCGGTTTGATTATATAGAACTTCTCATTCGACGGATCGAAAGAGTAGCCATCTTGTGCTTCGGCTTCTTCACGAGTTGCCTCTACGAAGATACCAACCTCCTCTGCCAACACGCCCTCCGGCTGTTCTTCATTGGCGTTTAAGTACACAATCTCTGCAATACGCTGATCGTGTGCATTTGTGCCTTTCAGAACAAGGATACTTTCTTGTTGATCGAGGAAACCTTGTGACATTACATCGTCAAAGCGATCACGGGATACTAGGAACGAAACTTCTCGCGTTCCCTTGTACGATCCGAGCAAGGTCTTGAACCGAATGTTGTTCGATGCCAAGAAGTGCATCACGTCTTCGGGTTGGTGCGGCTGTGCAGCGAAGATAACAACTTCGGTTGCAGCAGCTTGCATTGCTTGTAAGTCTCGCATTGTAGTTCTCCTTATTGGTTACGGAATCCGGCAGCGTTCAGGGCATCTGTTAAAGGCCAATACACTTCCATCAGCTTAACGTCCCGGCGAGTACGGTAAAACTTACTCAACGCTGTCATTTGAGCGTCCGAAGTGTTACCGATAAGGTTAGCGAGTGTAGCCGCCTGAGAGATACTCAGTTTAAGAGTAATGCTCTTAGGTGTGGATACAATCGTTTCTGTTACGACAACCTTGTTGTCTGTTTCTAGTACAGCTTGTGCGTTCAAGGTTATCTCCTAGTTGTTCAGGGTTGTTGGCATGTCTTTACGTGTGATACGTGCAAAGAAAGCACGAACCAACAAACTGAGGTACGGCAGGAACGTATTCCAGTCGTTACCAAAGTCACGTACTACGATGTGGCGGTTCTTGCGTGTTACTTGGCAGAACGTACCATCTTTGCAGTCGTCGGTAGCATAGCCGCCACCGCAATAGCCGCAACGATGCGGGTCTTTTTTCTTTTGTACAATCTCGGCTTTAAGGCCAGACACAAAACGGTACAGTTTGCAACGTACCTTTGAACAGACTCCAGTTTGACACATGTTTTATCTCCTTATTTGGTTGAGTTAAGTTTGTTTACCAGTCTCTCGGCATTGCCGCGATTCGTGGCTGTAGCGATTTGTGTGAAAGAATCTTCACTTCCAATCATACGACTGGCTATGATATGCTTTTTATCACTCACTTCGATACGAATGAATTGCTCCTTATTCATTACAGAGCAGCTTGAAATGCGTGCGCCATTGCCGATGAACGCCAGATCATTTTCACCTGACCATTATCGCCCTTGACACGGATTGGTTGACGGGCCAGAGCAGCTTTACCGCTC